GGACTTGGAATAACTATTGATCCAAGTAAAAATGCAAGAGGATCTGCTGTTGCTGTCAGAAAAAACAATATACTTCCTAATTCTATTTCATCTATAGCAAAGAAATACGGATTAGGTTGGGGAGCAGGAGATCATGTAGGTAAATATACCGGATATAAAGATTCTAGCATATTTAGCGCATTGTCTATTGAAGGTGGAAGTATAAAAGCCCCGCGGAGCGATAATATTTATAAAACAGACGTATCAAAAAATAAAATGGACGATGCGATTGCACAAATAGAAGAAGATCTTCGTCAAGATAGTATACCTGAAAAGGTTTTAGCTAATACTAATGGAAGAGAGTTTGTTTGGTCAGAAGATGCGATTAGGCATTATAGATTAACACAGTTTTATAAATTACCTGAATGGCCTCATCTTGAAATACTTACTGCGGTCGAAGGTGGACAGTTTAACGTTGGAACTATATTTGATGTATATGAAGCTCTTGGTCCAGGTGAATTTGTAAAAAATCAATATCAAGTTTGGAGAATTGCATTTAAAACTTTCGATAATTCACTTGATCTTCAAACTTATCATTTAGTAGAAATATCTAATCCTGAAGATGTTAAAAGAAGAAATGATATAACCGCTAGAGCCGGAATGGGAATGGTATGGTTAAAAGGTTAATAAAAAGATATAAATAGTCTAAACAAACAAGAAGATAAATGACATGGTAACACGAGCTTTTTCGACAGAAGATGGAAATCTACAATCTCGAAGTATTATTACTTCGGGCTCACGTCTCAGTAAAGATATTAATCTACTATTTTCGAAAAAAAGTAATGGAGATGTTTATAAAAAAGAAGATGCTGCAGCAGTTAAACAAGCAGTTAGAAATTTATTATTAACTAATCATCATGAAAAACCGTTTAATCAATTCTTTGGTGCTAATTTAAGAGGTTTGTTATTTGAATTAGCTGATGATTTTTTAGAATTCGAAATTAATGAAGCAATAATAACAGCAGTAACAAATTATGAACCTCGAGCTAATATATTAGGAGTTCAAACAAGCGTCACCGGTGATAAAAATTCTATCGCGTGTAGAATTGAATTCCAAATAATTTCAACTGGCGTAATAGAAGTAATCGAAACATCAATAGCAAGGTTAAGATAAATGGCCACAAATATTACATCGACACAGTTAGACTTTAATAATATAAAATCGTCGCTGAAAACTTATTTTAAAAGTAAATCTGAATTTACAGATTACGATTTTGAAGCCTCAGGTCTTAATAATATATTAGATGTATTAGCATATAATACGCACTATAATGGTCTTATAGCTAATTTTGCTCTAAATGAATCTTTTCTTGATACATCACAGTTAAGATCGTCTGTAGTATCACACGCTGAATTGCTTGGATTTGATATTGCATCAAAAAATTCTTCAAGAGTAGCTTTAAAAGTAAGTGTCAATTTATCAAATGTTGGAGGCAGACCTACTGCAATTGTGCTTCCTATTGGTTACAGTTTTACTACTTCAATTGATGGTAATAGCTTTACGTTTCAAACTCAGCAAGTATATACTGGTGTTGATGATGGGACTGGGCTATATGTATTTTCAAATTCAACTGGTAAAAAAGAAATAATGGCGTATGAAGGTATTTCAACAACTAAAACATTTATTGTTGGAGAAACTACAGATAGACAAATATACGTAATTCCAGATAAAAATATAGATACTAAAACTTTATTAGTAAATGTTTATAATTCGACTACATCATTAGATAATGAACAATACACGCCTCTTAATCAAGCTATTACTGTAAATTCTTTAAGTTCATATTATACTATAAGAGAAACACCAAATGGGTTTTATGAATTGAACTTTGGGGATGGCGTAACATTTGGAAAATCGCCGAGTGCTGGGAATAAGATTGTTCTCACGTATTTATCTACATCTGGATTAGCGGCAAATGGCGGAGCAGCATTTAATGCTAATTCTCCAGTTTCTGTGAATGGCGTTTCTTATAGTCCAACTATTGTTCCTCTTACAAAATCTATTGGCGGAACAGATTTGCAATCTATTGATACTATCAAACAACTAGCTCCAGCCGCTTTTGCAACTCAACAAAGATTAGTCACTGCGCTTGATTACGAATCTATGATTAAATCTAATTTCCCACAGGTTACTGCAGTATCAGCATGGGGAAGCCAAGATAATATTCCAGTTGATTATGGAAAGGTTTACATAAGTCTTGAATTTGCAGATAATGTAACAGCAGCAGAACAAGAATCTATTAAAGGTACTATAACAAGCACGTATATTGATAATTTAAGCGTCATGTCTATAGGAACAAAGTTTGTTGAGCCAATTGATATTAAATTTGCAATAGAGGCAGAAATACAATGGGATCCTAATCTTACTGGATTAAAAGGTGGTAATGTAGAAAATAGAGTAAAAGATCTTATTCAAACTCATTTTAATACTGAACTAAGAGGATTTGGTAAAACATTTAGAAGATCAACTTTATTAACTGCAATTGATGCGTTTGATCAATCTATTTTATCTTCTAAAATGAACGTGAAAATTGTAATTGCAATAAAGCCAACTTTGTTTAATACACTATCATACAAAGTAAATTTTCCAGTTAGAATAGAATCGCCTGATGATACATTTTTTAGTATTGAATCAAGCACATTTACTTATGGAGAAACGAATACTATAGCAAGAATAAGAAATAAATTAGATGATACTCTACTTCAGGTCGTAGACGCTAATAATATTGTTATAGTTGATAATATAGGAAATTATGAACCACAGAATGGAATAGTAAACTTAAATGCTTTTTCTCCAAGATCTATATTAGACGGAACTAACGAGATTAGATTTACTGCAACTCCTTCTGATCAAAGTGTAGTAAAACCCTTAAGAAATTATATATTACGAGTTGATGTTGGTTCTCTTCAAGTCGGTGTTAAAATTGATTATCAAAATACGAATGTAGTATTGGGCTAATAATATGTCAATGAAAACTTTAAAAGACTTTAATAGATTACCATTAAATTTGCATCGGGCTTCTATTAAAGAAGTTTTGCCCGAATACTTTACAGATGAATATCCTACACTCATAAAATTTTTAGAAACGTATTATGAATATTTAAATAATGATAACGAATTTGGAGAATTAATTCAAGACTTATATACTATAAGAGATATTGAAGATAATTCTATTGCTCATCTTGAAAATTTGCTTAAAGAAGTTGGTTTAGGTGTTGGAGCACGATACTTTACTACTCCTCGAGAAGTAATTCGTAATTTTGCAAAGTTCTATAGAGTTAAAGGTTCTAAATATTCAGCTGAAGGATTTTTTAGATCCTTTTTCTTAACAAATTCTCAAGTGCATTATCCAAAAAATGATTTATTTTATCTTAATGACAGTGGTTCAGAAATCGGTGTTGACGCTCAAAAAGTAATCCAAGATGGTAAAATATATCAATTGTTATCTCATTTAGTTAAAACAGATATCGGTATGCCAGAATGGCAAGAACTTTATAAAAAGTTTGTGCATCCAGCAGGATTTCATCTAGCGTGTGATGTTGTAATCGAATCTCCTGGTATATTATTTGACGCGCCAGCTATTCCAGTTTCCTTTGAAGATCCTGAATACATTATACATAGCACTGGATCTATATCTGATAATTTCTTATACGACTCAATTGGAAGAAGACCGGTTGAGGATACGCTTCAATTAGTAGATATTACATCATTAGTGAATATGAAATACAATGGAGCTAGTTATAACGTAAGATTACATGTAAGACCTTTAAAAGAAGATGTTTATTTAAATTCTACTATTGCTGCTTTGAATATTGCAAGAACTAGTATATACGATTGGGCATCTCAAACAAGACAAATTTGGAATACTAGTACAGATAGCGCGACTCTAATTCGTATTGATGATGCACCTACACATATCGGTGCAGATTCTTACGAATATTACGGAACATATCCATCATTCTATGTGGGAACTGGCGATAACCCAGATTATCTGAAAAAACCATATCCATCTATTATTACTACATCTCTTGCATACGCTGAACTTGGTGCTTCGCACTTTGAAGCTGATTCTGATATGACACAATTATATCCGCTTTATGACTCAGATGTAGTAGTATAGCATGAATAAACTATATAAATATAACTAACACAAATTAATATTTTTAGCATTACAATTTTGAGTAAGTATTAAGATAGGAAAGAAATATGACAGCTGTAATTACAGATGATTTAAAACTAAATATTCTAAGGAACCTGTTAGCTGATTATAATGCAGTCGGCACAAACTATTACATTGGTCTTGCTAGATCAGAGTACTGGGATAGTAATGATGTTGCTACTACGCCTATCAATTCACAGTATGATCAGGTAGATTTTAAAAATAGAATGCAAAGTATAAAAAAAGTAGAAGCTTCTTCTTTAGTTGTACCTCGATCTGATTGGGTAAAGGGCACGGTTTATCCACAATGGGATGATCAAAGAGCAGGAAATTTAAGTCTTAATAAAAGATATTATGTTTTAACAGATAATCATGGGGTATTTGTTTGCTTAAGAACTGGTAAAAATAAACAAGGGGTTGCACAGCCTTCTCTTATAAAACCAGCTTTTTCAAATAATGATCCCTTTCCACTTTCTGACGGATATGTATGGAAATTTCTATATACTATTAGCGCTATTAAAGCTAATTATTTTTTATCTTCGCAATATATGCCTGTTCATCGTCAAGACCTCGCGCCAGATTCTAATTCAACTGGTATTCAAATTAAACAGTGGGAAATCCAAAATGCTGCAGATCCTGGAAGAATAACTTCATTTATTATGACTGCTGGCGGTTCTGGATACGGCACTGCTGGTCAATTTCCATCAATAACTATTAGAGGCGATGGTGAACTATTATTTGGTGATTCTGCAAGTTTAGTACTTACTCCTGTTATAGATTCTGATAATGGAACTATCACTGCAATAAAAACTGACGCAACTTATAATAATACTTTAAATTATTTGGATAGTTATTCTTTTGCTGAAGTTATAATAGCAGGTGGCGGTGGTTCAGGCGCTAAAGCTCGAGCTGTAATTGGACCAAGCCCTGGATTTGGTTATGATGCGCCAGCAAATTTAAAAGCAACCGCTGTTATGTTTAGAAGTAAAATTCTAGAAACTGATACCGATTTCTTTATAAACCAAGATTTTAGACAAATAGGGCTTATAAAAAATCCTACAGCAGGTGATTCTACAGGTATGTTTAGTGCAATTACTGGAATTGCAGCTAATTATATGAAAATAGCAACTACAACAACTGCATTCTCTGCAGATAAAACTATTGAAGGCGTTAGTAGTGGAGCTAAAGGATATATTGATAATGTAGATTCCGATGCTACAGTAGGCCCTAGAGTTTTCTATCATCAATCTGCTGAAACTGGATTTCAACAATTTCAAGTAGGCGAAACCATTCAAGAAATTGATGGTAGCGGAGAAGGAACGATTGGTGATAATGCAAAAGTTGCAGGAGAAGTAAATAAAGCTTCTGGTGATATATTATATCTAGATAATAGATCTGCTGTACAAAGAATAGAAAATCAATCTGAAGACATTAAAGTCATCATCCAACTATAAGAGTAGAGTAATAATATGACAATACCTTTTTCAAAGAATTTAATGAACGCTACTTATAAAGATGATTTTTCTGATAGCGCTGGCTTTAAAAGAATTCTTTTTAATCCTCGAAGAGCTCTACAAGCAAGAGAATTGACACAATCTCAAACTATTATTCAAAAAGATATAGAACGCTTTGGGCGGAATATCTTTAATGAAGGTTCAATGGTCAATCCTGGAGGAGTTACTATACAAAGAAATGTAGAATTTATTAAGTTAGATCCTACAGATGCTAATACTCCTGCAATTTTTGATAGTGTTACCTATTTTAAAGACGTAACTTTTACAGGAAACACTTCTGGAGTTTCAGCGAGAATTATTGAAGCAGTCAGCGGCATAGGCGGAGATTTAACTAATAATCCACCTACTTTTTATATAATTTATACTGGATCTGGCACTATTACTCCTAGTACAGAAAGTATAAGGTTTACTCCAGGCGAAACTATTAGTCAACTTGGTGGATCAATATCTTACAAAACTCAAACAACTAATACCAACTCAAATCCTGCAATAGGCCAAGGTGTTAGAGTATCTATCGCTGCTGGAGATTATTTTACTCAAGGACATTTCGTGCATGCAGCAGCACAGTCAATTATTGCATCTAAATATACAAGAAATTATACAGGAGTTGTAGGATTTAAAGTTCAACAAGATATTGTAACTGCGAGCGACGATATAACTCTTTTTGACAATCAAGGCGAGTTTCCTAATCTTGCGGCTCCAGGATCTGATAGATTTAGAATATTATTAAAAATTATGGATAAAGCAAATATAACGTCACTTGATACGTTTATATATGTTGCCAATATTATAAATTCAGATATAATACAACAAGCAACTGGATTTAATCAATATAATAAAATTAATGATATGGTTGCTCAAAGAACTGCAGAAGAATCTGGAGACTATTTAGTTAATCCGTATTATATGTCATATGATTCTAATTCTTCTACCACGATATCTGCTAAAATAAGTTCTGGTAAAGCATATGTTAAT